GTCACGGCCGCGCCTGGAATGACTCTGACGCTGATCGCTCCCATCGCGACCGGCGCCGCGAAGATCGGGTATTGGGTCGTTGCGTCCGCAGCGGCCTGCGGAGGAACCACCAAGAGCGATCGGCGCTGTTTCACAGGCCGCGTTTTCTTCGGAGAGTAGGTGATGATGACTTCGATATCATCGGTGAAGGCAACACCGTTTCCGACCTTCTCCAACTCGATGCCGAGAACATCGCCAGCCTTCATCGAGCTGCTGGACAGAGACATGAAGTACGGCACGTCCGCCGTGAGGTCGCTCGTGGTGATGAGATCGTAGTTGCCGATCTCAACCGCAACTCCGGACTTGCCGAGGTTGACGATGTTGATGTTGTTGCCATTCGAGGTGTTGCCGGTGACTCCAGCGCCTGAGAGCAGGGAGATCGCCAAGCCTTCGAGGTCGCACGGGGCCACGAACACCGGATACGTCGCGGTCGCTGCTGCGGCCGGCTTGGGCGGAAGAAGGGTGCGCTCGGTAACGCGGACTCGTTGCCGAAGCTGCTTGACTACCTTGTTGAAGCCGTCGATCAGGGCGGCGACTTCTCCGGATGGGTCACTCTTCGGAGGTCGCGTCAGTCTGGTTCTGGCTGCTGCAGCGCTCATTGTTTCGTCTCCTCACGCCTTGAGTGGCATGGTGTTGAGCGGTTACTCGGGGGAGGTGCCTCCGACTTGACCGAGGCGCTGAGTCAGCATCGCGAGGACGTTTTTCCTCGGAGTCGATCTCGCGCGCTCCAGGGCTTCCATCCTCATGATGACGCTCGTGTCGCCAGTGTCGTTGATGATGCCCTCCGCCTGCTTGGCATCGAGCTTGGAGATGTCCACGACGACCGCTTCCGGAGTGACCAGAGCAACCTTGACAGCGGTGGCGCCGGAAGACTCCTCCGTTTCGATCGCCGGGAGCTTGCTGTCCGGAGCCAGAGCCTGCGGCTTCTTGGCTTCCTCCTTCGGATCCTTGATGCCCATCTGAGCCTTGACGAGCGCCTTCTGGGCGTCCTCCATCTTGCGGATGAGGTCAGTCTGCGAGAGCTTGGGTACCGGATTCTTCTTGACGCTTTCCTGATCGAGATTGTCCGAGACCAGTCCAGCCTCGGGCGGCAGGAGTATCCGCCCCGGCTTGAGCTTGGGCTCCTTCTTCTCGAATGGTTCCCTGCCGTACTCCTTCTCCCGCTTCAGGAAAAAAGCGGCCGTCTCCTCATCGAGGTCGGCGACGCCCTGGCCAGACTCTGGATCGCGCTTGAACTGAATGATGCGATCGTAGTGCTGAATCTTTGTCGGGGCGTGAGTGAAAACTTTGACCAAAGTGTCTTGCATTTCCCAATCTCCAGACTCAAGGGGGCCACGGAGGCCCCCCAGAAGTCAAGCATCAAGCCGCCTGAAGCGACTCGAGGTACTGATCGCTCTGCGTCCCGATGTTGCGGTAGACCACGAATTTTCGCGCGTTCTTGACCGCAAGATCGCCGAACAGGACAATCGCGAACGCATTGCCGAGACCGAAGAACGGCAGGTTGAAGCGCATGAGCGGCCCCATCTGCGCGTACTCCAGACTCTCCGGGCTCATGTCGAGCTGCACCGCGATGTCGCAGCCAGGCATCCAGTAGTTCGTGTCGGTGTAGACCGTGCTCGCGCCGGTCCTCGCGATATCCTTCACGAACTTCTGATCCGAGAAATCGGAGAGCCGGCCTCGGTAGATCCGGTAGCCGTTCGGAGTCGGGCCGGAGCCAGGATCCGCGATCGTCACCGTGACCGCTTCACCCGCAGCGACCGTGACGCCAGCCGATTGCGTTCCGACTGCATCCTCGCCACCGAGGTCGAGCGAAGTCACCGTGTAGTACCAGGTGCCAGCGTCGTCCGAATAGAACGCGCTATTCGCGTTCGCTCCGATATTCGCCGGAGTGACAGAGGCTGGATCTGTGAGAGTCGTCGCCGGGCTCCCGCGATCGGTCGCTGGAACGCCGCCGCGAACCTGAGTCCGGGACATGAAGATGTCATGCTCGAACTTCACAGGTCCGTACTGCGTCACATGCCCGGCCACCGGAGTTCCGGTCAGGATGCGTCGGTCGCCTTCGCCCGAGAGAGCGATCTGATACCGCTCCTTCGAATCGAGCGTAGACGCATAACTGGAGAACACACCCGTCGGACCCATGAGGATCACGTTGTCGCCGACGATCAAGTGATTGTCGACGGCCTTCTGGGTGCCAAGCTCGATCGCCGTGCGAGTCAGTGGCCCGCCGTGCAGGTCGATGATCTGATCTGCCGTCAGAGCGTCGGTCGTCGCCTTCACGATGATCTGCTGGATGATGCCGTTGTACGAATTGGCACCAAGGATGCTCGCGTCCGCGAAGAACATCTGCCGCTCGTTCTGGAACAGCAAGTGCCGGATGCGATCGTTGACGTGCTTCGACATGATGGTCTTCGAAGCCATCTCGCGCTCTGCGGGAGTGATACCACCAAGAGCAACCATCTGCGACGGAAGCGAGACCAAGCCCCACTCCGCGACGAACTTGATGTAGCGAAGCACACGTTCCCAGGCCGAGACTTCCTGCTGGCCGACCGCGCCCTCACCGACGAAGTTCGAGTTGCGCTCGGAGCCCACGGACGTCTCATTGTTGTACTGCCACACCAAGTTTTTCTTGGCATTCTTGTACAGCTTGCTCCAGAGCTTCAATTCCCGGAGCTGAGCCGTCTGCATGGTCAGGAGCGGCTGCAGATCTTCAATCTGGAACGCACCGATCGATGCGTTCGGATCGACGAATGGATCCTGGCCAGTGTACTGGTCAGTCGTGAGCGCTTTTCGCAGCATCTCTTCAGGGCTGCTCCCCGAGTAGCCCAAGCTGGAAAGCGTGTTGAGGAGCCCGATACCGTTCATTTCCTACCTCCTGGTGGTCTCTTGGAAGAGGGAATTTGTTACTCGCGCGAGTTGCGCGATTGGCCCCTCAGTTCGATGGAATGGCTCTCAGAAGATCGAGGCCCGGAGTCGCATACGCCTTGAACCAACCGCTCTTTTGCAGATCTGTCAGGTAGACGCCCGCCAGATCCTGATCGAGCGCATTGTCCGTGACGGCCTTCTGGATGTTCTGCTCCAGCTTCATGCGCGTCGGAGTGTCGATCGCCGCATAGCGGACCATGCCAGGCTCTCCGGGAATCGGCTCCATCGCCTGGATCTCGCGCTTGGCCGTCTTGTCCTCGACCAGCGTGCCATCCACACTCTTGCGGATGGACTCGGCAGGCTGCTTCCCGGCCGTTCCAAGCACTGCCACGATGCTCTCAATGGACTTCTTCAGGTCCGAGCGCTCCTGCTCAGCCTTGGTCTGGGCATCGATGATCTTCTTGGAGAGATCCTTGTACTCTTCGACTTGAGCCATAGACGCGGCATTCGCCTTTGCCAGCGGCTCCAGCACGCTGTCGATCGTCTCGGACAGATTCTCCAGGCCGACCGAGACGCCCTTCGCGAGACGCCGCAGATACGGAGTCGCGTCCATGATCTGATCAGCGTCCGGATCGTCTGAGACGAAATCGAGGACGTTCAGGCTCTTCTTGATCGCAGCACCGCAGTCCGAGCAGTGCTTGCCCTTCATTCCTTCGTGAGCGCAACCACCCTTGGCCACGGGCTCCTCCTTGTCATCGTTGTCCTTGTCATCGTCCTTGTCGTCGTAGCCCTTTTTGAGGGCTGTCTTGGTTTCTTCGGCCAAGCGCGCCGCGTCGCTTTCGCCGAGACCCAGCATGCGGAGACCTTTCTTCAAGAGCTGAGACGCCTTCCCCGATTCCTGCCGGCCGAGCACCTTGCTGGCGCCCACTACGAGCGCCTCTCGAGCCTGTCGAGACATTTCGCCCTCCTTGTGGCTGGCCGACTCGTCCGAGACAAACTCGATGCTTCGGAAGTCCAGCCCTTTGTGGAGCACATCCACCCAGGTCTTCGTGTTGATGTCCTGGGGCGTGATCGAAATCTTGTGAATGAAGCATTTGGTGATGCGCCGCGGATCTTGCGGGTCTCTTGCCTTCGCGACGCCCTGAAGCGAGAACCCAAAGCCGTGCTCGTGCGGCTTGTTCAGGCGGAGCTTCTCCCAGATCGAATCGCTTTTGCCACCCTTATCGAGGCGGGCTTCGATGTGGTAGAAGTTCTCGCCCTTGTGCGCTGCGATCGGCCGACCGAGGTGATGCTCAGGCTCGTCCGAATGCGCCCAATTGATCGCACCCATCTTGCAGCGCTTGCCCTTGATGATCTTGTCTCTCAAGAACAGACTGTCATCGATCCCATCAACACTGACGAAGTCATTCTGGAGATCCGGCTCAGCATCATCCACGCTGGCCCAGCCCTCGATGATACGAGATGGCTGTCCGTCCTCATCGAGAATCTCTTTCGACTCGTATGCCTTCTGAATCGGCATCCAGAAGAGCGGGTCGAGACCCGATTGAGCCGGTGCAGTTGTATGCATGGAAACCAGTCCCAGGAAAAACGAAAAGGGCGAGAAGCTGCGTGACTTCTCGCCCCTAGAAAGGGCCTATTCGATTGTAGAAAACCTAACCTACAATAGCACTTCCAAGGCGAATTTCAAGCGGGAGGGTGGTTTTGGTCTTGCAGCGCTTGCAAGTCGCGACAGTCGAATGGGCGGTAACAACGATGAGATCGCAGATGATGACGTAGCCGTCGCCACCAAAGTCAGCCTTGATCAAAAGCTTCCCGCACGCCCCGTTTCGGCAGTAGACAGGCATCACACCATCTCCTCCGCCACAACCAGCCTGCATCTACAGTAAGGATGCGACTGCCCTATCACTGGGAGATACTCCTCCACGTCCTGCCCCGCCCGCTCCCCCTGCAACACCTGTCTCCGACCCCCATCCGCTCGTCCCCCGACCCGCGGCGCGACCCGTCCGATGTTCGACCCGGCCGCGAACAGGTCTCCGAGCACGAACCGTTTCGGCGAGCCGTCCTCGTTCAGGTACAGCTTCTTGCAGACGCGGCAGGCATCCGGCCTCGGGATCCGGTAGACCACCGTCCTCATCCCGCGAGGCGATGTTGAGGCGATATGCACCGCTTGAGCTGTCTGATTCGCGTCCTCCAATTCGGTCACAGCGATCCGATCCCAGTCGCGCGTGAGATCCCCGAACCTCCGCTTCATCGCCGACCTGAGCCGCCTCCACCCGAGGCGGTCCCGCTGAGCCGCGACCAGCATCCGGCGAACGT